TGTTTCAGGGTTTGGTTCACCAACTATCTGAACCCTAACTGGTCCACCGGCTGGTAATAATTCTTTATAGGCTTGTGCTTGGAATTGTGTAACACTTTCAGCAAGAACAGGATGCGTAACGCCCGCTGCTCCCTCGAAAGGTTCTGTTCTGTCGTCTTCTTCTACGCCGAGAAGTTCTAATCCACGTTCGTAAATTTTTTCCCAATCTTCACGAGCTGAGATATCAGCTTCTACTGCACTTAAAAGATTAGAAGACAATGCTCCTAATTCTTGAGGTTCCATATATTCTGATAGGTTAGCATCAAAAGGAACTTCCATTTGCATTTCAGTTTCTTCAATAAACTCTCCAACTTCAACAGAACCATCTTCCATTTCTGTTACATCGCCTGAAGCTAGTGCTTCGGCAAGCTGTGGATCTACCTCAGCAGTGTCTATAGGGTTACCTTCAATTTCAAGTTCTTCTTCTTCTGGACCACCTTGTCCAAACGGATTCTCAGCCATGTGACTTCCTTATATTAAAAAGTTCCTGAAAACTTACCACCTCTAGTGGCAGCACCCATTGACTTCATAGTACCAGCTCCATTTCCTGTAGGAACTTTTACTTCAACTTCACCTTTAGCTTTTTCAACTTTAGGTACTTTTACTTCTGCAATTACTGGTTTAAACATTAGTAGTACTCCTTTCTTCTAGGAGGCTCTTCGCCCCACTCTTCATCGCTAGGGTGACGTATAAAACCACCTTCACGAAATCTCAGTATAGCCTGTGACATGGAATCTACCAAGTCATCATTGTCGCCAAAAGGAAAAGAGGCACATTCTTCTACCATCTCTTCCGCCCATTGAAAGTCTGGTCGCCATACAAGACCAGATTCAAACATTGGAGCACAGGCATGAACTCTTGAAACTTTATCTTGTCCAGTTCGTCTTCCGCCTGGTGAGAAATTTATAACAGGTATCCCCATATTTCTCAACTCCTGAGTTAAAGGTAACCCAGATGCTTTAGCTTCTATTAAAACTATATCTGGATTATGCTCTGAAAATGACTCCATTGCAATTCTTTTTAAGTCAGGGAACTCCCATCTACCTTTTTTACAATCTAAAAGTATTAAACTTGGTCCAGAATCTTCATCTTTATAGAACACGCCCCATGTACTAATAGCACTGTAGTCAGCTGTTTCTGATTTTAAAAATGCAGTATCGTATGATTGTAATACATATTCGCATGTAGGAGGTTCATCTTGTTCCCACATTTTCCACCATTCTCTTTTTATGATAGCACCCTCAGCTGATGTAGGTTTTTGTAACCATTGTGCATTCCACTTAGCAACCGGCAAAGAAGATTTAACTTTAAGCAATTCATCTTCAGACCAAAAGTTAGGCCATAAAACATTACCGTCATCAAAGATAGCAGGAAACTCAACAACCTCCCATTGGTCTGAGTTTGATTCTGTTTGTTTTTTTAAAACCTTAGCTGTTAAATCTTTCGTAGACCAACGAGTCATAACAACAACAATAGATCCTCCTGGTTGCAATCTTTGTCTTGGACCAGATGTGTACCACTCATAACAATTCTCCATAGCAGTGGGAGAAAGAGCGTCTTGCTCTGAATGGGGATCGTCAATAATAAGGAGGTCAGCACCACGACCAGTAATCGCTGCACCAACCCCCGCCGCAAAGTATTCGCCACCATCTGTCGTAGCCCAACGTCCAGCGGCTTTGGAGTCGGGAGATACTTTTGTATCTTCAAAGATGGTTTTATAATCGGGACTATCTACTAAAGCTTTACACTTACGACCAAAACCTGTTGCAAGTTCTGTTGTGTGTGTTGCTTGAATTATTTTTAATTTAGGATTGAGTCCCAACATGTACGCAGGAAAATAAATAGATGCAAACTCAGATTTCGTGTGTCGAGGTGGCATATTTATTATTAATCTTTTTAATTTACCAGATGCTATATCTTGTAATTTTTTTGCATAAATTTTGTGATGGTTACCTAAAATAAAATCAGGCCAAACATGTTGTACAAAGTTTAAAAAATTACCTCTAGAAGATTCAATGTTTTCTAGAAAATTTAATCTCTTTTGTAAATCAAGAGCATAGCGTATTTGCTCTTCATCTAATGTTTCAAAATTCGTTTCGTTGTCCATCATAAATCCTATTTACCCATAGCATTAATTCGTCGTCTGACATAGTATGTTTCATTTTATTAACACACCAACATACAAGTCGAACATTATTTTTTGTATAGCCTTTTTTATTATTTATTCTATCAATAGAAACATTTGTAGGTATCCTTTTTCCACTACCATCTCTATGATGTGTCATTTTTATACCGCTAACAGAACATTTACCTTTTGAATCATCCCACTTTTTTTTGATATCATCAAAAGCTAGCTCCCATTTAAAACTACCTTTTGTCTTACGACTTGATTTTAACTGACTAAAAGCTCTACGAAGGTAGAGTATAGGGTCTTTATTTGTTCTATCGTTTCTTTGAAGTGCCTTACAAGCCATGCATTGGTGTCGGCGGTATTGAGTTCCTTTTGAATATGACTTTTCAAAGGAAGTGATTTCTTTCGTTACACCACAGGTGTTGCATTCACGAAATTCCATTTAACCTACATATAGTGGTTTGGGGTTCGTTGCAACTAAATATTGTTATATGATGCTAGAGACGCACCAAACTATAGTTGAAAATGAGATAATATTTATAAAATTAAGCATGCTTTACCCTTATATTAAGGGTGTTATATACCTATTATAATATTAATCAAATGAATTGTATTAATAAGATGTATTTAAGATGCTAATAATACTATTGCTATTAAAACAAGTGCTAAACCAATACCAACATACTTTTTCATAGACGGTACAGGAGGCTCTCCATATGCTTCATTATTTGGAGTCCCTGGATCATCGGCGATGTAGTGGCCCTGTTTATTCCGAGCTCTCTTACGCAAAGGTGGTTTCTTAATAGGTTTCTTTTTAGTTGCTGCTTTAGCCATTTTTACTCTCCCTAATTTTACGCATAGCTCGTCCACCAAACCAGAACGAAATCACGGTCGAAAATAAAATTGCCGTCTCTTCGTCCCAACTATTTAATATAGCTTGAGTTACATCATCTCCTTCTTGTACAGCTACATAAACAGCTAAGCCTTTTATTGTAGCAAATAGTATAAAAAAGAAATAAGTAACGACTGGTCGAACTGATGCTTGTAGTGCTGAGATAAAAGATGATTTATTATTTTTAGCTATTTCCGAAGCATGCATGTAGATGGAGCGGGACTCCTCTACATCTGCTTTCGCATCGAGCTCTGCAATGTTGAGCTTGCTAAGAACTTCAGCGTGCTTTGCCTTAGCCTCTAAAAGACGAAGCTCGTGCTTGTTAGACTGACCTTTCTCCATGAAACCGAGTATGTTCGGAAGGAACGACGTTCCAAAGCCGAGCAAACTACCAAATAACGACAGCATAATTACTCTGCTTTGTTCTTTGTTTGGATATGTATGTCTACTTCTTGTGATTCTGGAATATTTGCTGTCAAGTTAATGTTGCTTGAAGAACAACCAACAGCTACCAATACCACTAAAGTTAAAACTAAATATTTCATTTTTACCTCTTGTTAGACTTTTTTATACTACGAACTAAAAAAAATGTCAAAACTGAGGATTAAATACATTTATGTCTGGATAGTTTTGAAGCTGTCTAGGATTCTTTAAAGAGTTTAAATAAACACTAAAATTAGATATTTTATTCATATCAATAGGATCTGTGATGCTAGATTTTGTTTCCATGTTTGGTGGAACTTGTGTTCCTTGTGGAAGCGGTGGTGGGTTTTGGTGGCCAAAAGGATTCATTGGTCTGTTTGGCATACCTTGTGGCATCATCATACCCATAGGCATTGGAGGTCGTTGACCGCCAGGTGGCATTTGTGCTTGGGGAGGCTTTGTTGCCGGATGCATATAAGGTTGTTGCTGCGTTGGTCTACCACCAGACATGAAGTTGTAGGCTTGACCACCACTTGTTGCGTTGTTCATAGGTCCTTGTTGCATAAAATTTTGGGGACCTCTAT